TCGTCCGCTTCTAAGAGAAGACCTCGACAACATGCCTGCCTCCGGTGTGAGTGCAGGTACTTATGGTTCTAGCTCTGCTATTCCTGCACTTACGGTTGACGTAAAGGGTCGGGTTACTGGAGCCACTACAACTGCAATTGACAGCACGGCCATCACAAATGGTAGTGCTTCTGTAGCAGTTGCAAGCAACGGTCCCATCACTGCTACCGGTAACCTAGTTGTTACTGGAACTGTCGATGGTCGGGATGTAGCTGCTGACGGTACAAAACTCGATGGTATTGAATCTAGCGCTACTGCTGATCAAACTGCTGCTGAGATTCGATCATTAGTTGAGTCTGCATCCGACTCCAATGTATTCACAGATGCTGATCACAGCAAGTTGAACGGTATTGAAGCTTCAGCCACTGCTGACCAATCTGCTGCTGAAATTCTTACTGCAATTAAAACAGTTGATGGTAGTGGTTCTGGTCTAGATGCTGATATGCTTGATGGTCAGAGTGCTTCTTTTTATCGCAATGCAAGCAACTTAGAATCTGGCACTATCTCTGCATCACGACTACCAACAATCAACTCTGTGCCTACTGGTGCAATCTTCTTGTGGTCTGGTGCTGCTAACGCCCTTCCTACTGGTTATGTCCTGTGTAATGGAAGTAATAGCACTCCTAACCTTCAGAACCGTTTTGTTATAGGTGCTGGTGATAGCTATGCAGTCGATGCAACTGGCGGTGCTACCACCGTAACTTTGGCGACTGCTAACCTGCCAAGTCATACGCACTCGACTGGCAACCACACACACAGTGTTGGTAACCACAGTCACAACGTTAATAACCACACCCACAGTTTCGGCAATCATAGTCATAACGTAAATAACCATACGCACTCGACGCCGAATCATAACCACAATATGAATGCCCACAATCACAGTACGAATAATACTGGTGCGCATACTCATAACAGACAGTTCTACCGCTTTGCCAACGATTATCCAAACTTTAATACCGATGTTGCTGTAAAAGATAGGGCTTATCACTACCAGCCTGCTAATTTTGCTACGGGTAGTGCAGGTAACCACTCACACAACACTAACTCTGGTACTTCAAACACCAACGCAAGTGGTGGTGGAAATACTGGAAACTCTGCGCCTAGTACCAACAACACAGGCGGTGGAAATACTGGTAACACTGCTCCAAGTACCTCTAATGCAGGTGCCCTAACTTCTGGCGCTACAAGTGCAGGAACTACTGGGGGAACTGGTAGTGGTTCTGCTGTTAATAAGCTACCTCCCTACTATGCACTGTGTTACATCATGAAGACCTGATAAAAAACTACTCTTTTTGTACGAAACAAGACGTGTCTCAGTCAATGGTTTTGACTAAGCGCGTCTATTGTTCTCAACCAGAGTTGTTTGTAGAGAACCTTACACGGTTGCAATCTGAGGATTTTAATCGTGTAAAAGTTCCCTTGTTTGATTTTGAGATTAAAGATAATATCTTGACTATAGAAGTTGAGTACATCAAAGGTTATGCCATTGGTACTTGCTCTACGTTTCGTAAAACGATTTTAGAAGACGTTGTTCAACGTGATTCTGAATGGACTTTTGACGATTATATGTTCCACAATTATGTTATACCAACAAGTCTAGACAGTGTATATGCCGTTGACTTGCTTTCGTATAGACATTTCCCTGACATGAATGTACGTCATTCCCGTTGGTTCCAACAAAGAAACCCCCACACTCTACGATCCCTTTTCCACCATGAAATTTTTGGCCCGCAACCTGTTTACTAAAAGCATTCTCCAACTTCCTAATCAACTAACACGAGAGTTTTGTAAATCTTGCATTGATAAATTTGAAACAGATAAAGGTAAAACAGGCGGTCAAACGGCTGCTGGTCACGATGTAAGAGTAAAACAATCTACGGATCTAATGATTTCTCAGTTAGATGATTGGCAAATCGAAGATAGTACATTTAATGAAGCTCTTTCAAATGGATTGGAAAAGTATAATGCTCATATGAAGAAAGCTCTTTCTGGACATATGTCTGATTTTTCTGCTGGTTTTGACACAGGTTATCAGATTCAACGTACTACTCCAGGTGGTTTTTATGACTGGCACCACGACGGAGTTGATACTCGGTATTTGACTTTCATCTTTTATCTTAACGACATTAAACATAAGGGTTACACGGAGTTTATTGATGGAACACGTGTCCAGCCTAAAGCTGGAAAATTGTTGATATTTCCTGCAACAAACCAGTATGTACACCGTGGTGTTGCTCCTAAAAATGAGATTAAGTATTTAATGACTGGTTGGATTTATAGCCGACTTTCAGGCGATCCTCAGGTCATGGATACTTCTAACGAATACAAGGATATGAAACAAAGAATTGTTGATTTAGAAGGCTGCCTTCCTGACAATAATCATCATGAAGAGCACATTGGTGGTCATACTCCACCAGAAGGTGATATTGCTAATTCATACGGACCCTCCTAACTTTTTAATATGACTATTTCTACAACTTGGTCTATAGCTCAATGCAACCGTGAGGTATCTACTGGAAAGATACTTGAGGTTATTGCTCTATGTGTTGCTACAGACTCTGAAGAGCCAACTATTGATGATGGCAAAACTCAACTTGCAGGCGTTTGTTCTGTAACTGTTGATTTTCTGGGCGAAGTGACTATTGCTTATGATGACGTTACACAAGATGATGTGATTGGCTGGGTCAAATCACAACTGGGTGAAGATTCAGTTGCTGGTTATGAAACAGCAGCCCAAGAGCTTCTTACGAGCCAATCTCGTCGAACTTCCCTTGGCCTTCCTTGGGTCACCGACTAATACACCTAATCTTTTTTATTATGATCACCCTTATCCGTCCAATCCTTTTCTCTTTTCTACAGTCTCAAAAAGTTAAGCTTCTCATCGTAGATATGCTGACCAAACTAGCTGAATCTACTGATAACGATGTAGATGATAAAGCTGTGGATTTCATCCGTAACGGCCTATTCCCTGCTAAGCCTCTGGACTGATGAACTTAGGTGAGCCCCCTGTACTTCCGTATATACGGCTCCCTGAGGCACCTTTACTACCACGTCCAGTACTAGACATACCACGAGCGGAATTACCTTATTACAAACCGCTTGTGGTGCCTCCTAGTGACCTAAGACCACCTCCGGGAGTCAAAGGAACTACAGAGTCAGATAAAGAGAAACCTAAACCTAAACCTCCCCCGGTAAAACTACCGGACATACCTCAAGACACACGAGAGATAGACATTCCATTCACGGATGTCACGATGCCTCTCCCGTCTAACGACATACTTGTCACGGCTGGTACTACTGCCACCGTGTCTGTTGCGGCCACCCTTACAGCAACAGCAGTCTTTAAATGGACTGTAACTGCAATGAAGCCAATACTTAAACAGACATGGACAAAGATCACAAAAAAGGTGAGTTCATCAAGTTCGTCGTCCTCTGCTGGTCAGCAGGACTCTTAACTGCAAGTTATGCAGGATGGATGCCAAAGATGGATCCCACTTATGTCGCGTCAATCTTGAGCGGCACCCTTGCAACTTTTTCAATTACACGAGAGAAAAAGGAATGAAGAAGCTATTAATGTTAATGCTATTAGCTACTCCAGTTTCTGCCCAAACTGTTACCCCACAGTTTACTCAGGGGTCAATGCAATCGACTACCACCACCACGGTTGACATTGAACGAACAATCGCACAAGAAATCATGGGTGGTGATTATTCATCATGGAGTGGTTCAAACGTTACACCCAGTTCCGATATTTCTGGGAGCAGTACAACATTTTCCGTAACTACGGCTGGAGATCCTTGGACTCTAGAGCTGACAACACGATCAGCAGGCGTAGTGGAAACAATCGATATCACAGAAAGCATCGACCAAACTTCTACTACTACATCGCTTTCTATCTTTTCGCAGTGACACCTGCATTTGCAGAACCTGAAGTACAAAATACATCAAACCCAGTTGCAGCCGCAACGGGAAATGTTACTAATCAAGCTGTGCAATTCCAGAACAATGGAGCACCATCAAGACAAATCTTTGGAGCCAACAGTTCTTGTAATGGATCTACGATGACGTTTAGCCCGTTTTATATGGGTAACGACACTATTCCTATGGAGTCTGATGGTTATGTTCGGTCTAACAACTACGGAGCACAGATCAACTTTATGATTCCACTTGACGGTGGCATGATTGAGCAGTGCAAAGAAATTGCTAGACGACACGAACAAAAGATGCGCTTAAACTACGAGATGGTTCGTGCCCTGAAATGTACAGAGATTATGAAAGCCGGGTTTACTTTTAGACCGGGTAGCCGAGTAGAGGTGTTGTGTCATGACATCATACCAATCGTATCCCTCAATGATAGAAGCGCTAGTAACGCTCTCGATCGCAGCAGTAGCAGCGGGAGCAACACTGAACAACAGACTACACCAACGAATTGATAGCGTACATGAACGTATCAGTAACCTTGATCGTCGTATTGACGGCGTAGAACTGACTGTTGCTCAGGACTACGTTTCTAAAACAGAACTCAGGTCAATGATCGACCGTATGGAAGATCACATGATACGTAT